CATAATCGGAAATGACGTCATTCTCTTCATCTGTCTTGTCCTTGGTCCGCGGCATGTTCATGCCTCCTGGTCTCTCTTGAACCGCTTGTCCCACCACGGGTAGAACGTGCAGCGGCAATTTACGTGAGCCGGGATGAGATCCTCAGCGTCGTCTGTATCGTAAGGACCGTTAGCGGCGATGATCTCACAATCCTCGCACACCTTGTCGTCGCCTGCGGTCCTGACCCCGACCTCCTCGAAGTCGTCGTCGTCCCTGATCTTGATCGGGCCGTAGTGCCTCTCCGGGATAGTACCTACCCTCTGGATGCCGGCGGCCCTGTAGACACCTATCTTGGCCTGGCAGTGGGCTCTCACCACCATGGTGTTAGCCATGGCAACGAGCCTGTTGCGAGTTATCTTGTCGAACACCGCAGAGATGGCGGAGGCGGCCGCGGTCGGCTTGACCTTCCTGACTATGACGGAGCTGACCACCCTGGCTACGTTCTGCTCAGTCGCCGCTCGTATACCTGCCAGCTCCTGCTGGGCTAACATTACTAGGTGTTCAGCACCTCGTAATGGTATTACCAGGGGCTTGGCCTCGAGCTCGTCCTGAGCGGCCTCGCTGCCATGGGCCCACGCCCTGTTGATAGGGTCGCGAACCATCCCTAGAGGTATGAACTTGGGAAGGGCGGCTATCATGAAGCTGGCCATGGCCGACTGCCTCACCTCCGGCGAGTGCCACGAGAGAGGGGAGCCGCTCAGGCCGAGTATGTCGTGGTGCACCACCACGGTGCGCATCTCTGCCGTTAGTCTGCGAAGGCCTAACTTCAGAGAAGCTCTGAAGCGCCTGCGAATAACTCCAGTACCTGTCGGGTCGACGGACCTGGTAGAAGCGTCCTCAGCGTGGGCCGGCAGGGCCTGGCTCATCACCAGCTCTCCATCGGTACGAACACACACCTGACGTTGTTGGTCGCCGGGACGCGGCACACCCAGATGTCGTGGTCCTCTGAAGGAAGTACCTTGTCCTCCCTCACCAGCTCGCCGCTGCTGAGCTTCCACCCGCTGGGGATGTGGGTCGCCTTCTCCACGTGACAGTCGTTATCCCCGCAGCACCACTCCCCGATCTTGTTCTTGTAGGCGTGGTTGCCGATCCACAGGTCGTGGCCGTGAGAGAAGGAGGAGAAGATCAGCACGAACAGGGCTCCTAACACGAAGGCCAGAACACCTGAGTTTATATCTTCCCAGCTCATGCTAGTTGATCACCAGGTAGTTGTACGTAGATGTATCGGACGCCGTGTTGGTGACCGTGAAGCCGGTGCCAGGAGTGATGGTCTTGACGATCGGAGGAGAGCCCACGGTACCGCCCACCGTCTTCAGGGTGATGACGATAGAGGAGCTGGCCGTGACGTTGGCATTGACAACCGTTACTGGTCCTCCGCCGGTTAAGGCGACGAACGTGCCCAGGTTCAGGACCGGGATGTTGACGGATACGTTGGCCGCCCTCATGGAGGGAGGACACCTGTCCACAGGCACTGCGAACAACGTGGTAGATTGGCCGGCGTTGGCGATGGCAGCTACGGCCGTGTTCGCGCCAGCTCGTACGCACTGGCTCTCTCCGGCCCTGATCGGAACACTGCTGGTCAGTGTGGACGTAGCTCCCCAGCTCCAGTACGCCTCGTTGGCGCCGTCGTTGGTCAGGAGCACGAGGTCAGCGTCGGCGTTGGCAATAGTACGAAACGACGTAGTAGCCGTGGTGGCTGTCACCGCGAGCTTGGTGACCGGTCCAAACACGACCTGCGCCTGGGCCAGGGCGGCCGCCAGCATCGCCAAGATAACTACTACAGATCTGATCATCTTCGTACTCCTGACTTGAGCATTGTCTCGTTTACCTCGAAAGGTTTAGTCTCGTCTACGCGACTAAACCTTTCCGGGCCTAACTTGATCTCACCACGGAAAGGTGTGACCTTCTCGAGGTCGACACCTTCGTACTCGTAAGTGATCGTGACGTGAGGCTGGTACTCTGGATAATCATGGCTTGCGCCCTCTCGCACGAGCTGATCGTGGCGCCAAGACAGCTCAGGGCAAGAGACGTGGAGAACCACAGGCCCGCCTGGGCATATAGGCTCCACAACTCTAGGCTCACCCTCGGGTATAACAACATCGGTCCTGCCCCTCCCCATCTTCATCCAGTCGACCGGCTGCTTGCTATACAGCACAGTCACGTGCGGGTCTGCTACGATGCTCCTGAAGCCCTGGGACCTGGCCCAAGCCTTAAGCTCTGCCGTGTTCAGCACGGGCCTGGTGACGCAGAGAGGTGCAGGAGAGGAGTCGGCAAACCCATCTTCTTCGCTATGAATGTCCGACCCCTTGTGGATCTTAGCTATCCAGCTAGGAGGGATGGTCTGGGTCGTCCTCTTCGACTTAGCCTCTTCCGCCGCCTCCAGGCCCATGGTCCCTGCGGAGCGGTCCTGCTTGAACTTCTTCCACTCATCAGCCGGAACGTGAAGCTCTACGACCATAGGCTCCGTGGCTATCTTGTTGCTCGCGGCCATCCCTCCCCACTCCTTGGCGGCAGCTAGGGAGCTGGTGACGTATACGCTCTCTCCGCGGTCTCCCCTGTACAGGCTCTCGTCCTGCCAGGACCTGCTGTCTGGAGAGATCGACAGGCCTTCCTTCTTGATCTTCTCTATTACGTCTGAGGTCGTACCGTGGTAGGCGACCACCTTACCGTTCTTCTTCTCCCAGTCCGACTTCTTGTTCTGCCTCCTGGCCTCGAGGGCTGCCTCCCTGGCCTCCTCCGTCCAGCCGGCGTCGGTGGCACCCCTCCTGGCCACGAGAGCAACGTATACCTTCACGAAGCTCTCTGCGTCACTGATCGCGTTCTCTGGCTCCTCCGGAACCTCCTCCTCGTCTGGCTCTGTGCCGAAGTCGTCGACGGCAGCCTCGAGCCCGAGGTACAGGGTGTCGGACTTGATCAGGTAGTTGACGCGACCTGCCCGGAGGACCTCAGGGTTGATGATACCGGCGCCTACGTCCACCTGGTGGGCCTGAGCCAGCGCCAACTCGTTCTTGGCCTTGTCGGTGTCGCTAAGCTGCCACAGGGGGTTCCAGCTGTAGTCTATGTCCGGGTCTCTGGTGCCGATCGAGTGGCGGATCATAACCTCGTCGAGAGGAGTAAGGGCGGGCGTGACCTTGAGCTTCTGCTCGGAGTTGATGCGATCGTAATAGTTACGAGTATCAGACTCACCCGTAGCATCCATCCCTGCGGGAGACTGGCCCAGGAACCTGGTGGCGGGGATATCTGAAGCAGCCGCGCATATCATCAGGTAGGTCTGCTGGACCTTGTCCATACCGGTGAGCTTGAGCTCCTTCCTGACCCACTCCTCCTGGTCCTTCTCGAGCAGTAGCATGTTCAGGACGCTCTTGGCCACGTTGGCGTTGGCGTACCTGTCCATCACCTTCTGGGTACCGGCCGTGGTGGAGAGCTTGTTGCTCAGACCATCCACCATGATCACGTCCAGCTTGGCCTCCGCGATCATGCTAGCGATAGAAGAGTTGACCATTCCGGCGCCGCGGATCGCCTCGTATACTATCTGGAGGGCGCTGTCTCCCCAGGCGTCCGGAGCCTCCTCCATGTCCGGGTAGTCCATCCCGATCGTGCGGATGACACGAGAGGGGTGGATGTAGATGGTGGCCCCGGCCTGCTCGCTGAGGGAGGAGAGGGGGATGGGGTCTACCCCGTCTGGCCCAGAGATAACCGGTGTATTGCTCCTCATGTAGTACGAAGGGCTGCCGAACCACGGGCTGGTGATGTCCTTGACCACCGGGCCAGGAGAGATCATCCAGCGCTCCACGACGTGGGCGAACTTGAGGCAGTCCTTCTTGCAGCGGTTGAGGTCGAGCTCCTTGCCGAAGTCCTGGCCGTCGTCGACCCCCAGCACGATCGCGCTGCCGCCGTAGAGCCTAGCCTTGACCATGGCCATGTAGAGCTTGTGCTGCATCCCGAACGACTTCTCGGTGTTCTCGAGCAGCTTTATCACGTCCTTATCGGCCTGCCACTGGCGCCACGCCCTGGTGCTGTCGAACGCAGGGATATCCACGACCTTCCTAGAGATCCAGTCGCCGCGGTACAGCGCCTTGAGCTGGTTCAGGTCGAGCACCTGGAGG